TGTCGGATGGGTAGTTGATGGGCTTGGTAAATCTGAAAGCAAGTATCTTGATAAGGATTTCTGGTTGGCTCAATCAGATTCCCTTTATGAAAAAGGAAAAGCCCCTGGTTTGAAGGACACGACTCGTGCCCGAATGCCTGCATTTTTTGAAGCTTCTAACACCGACCTCCCACAATATGGCTGACGCTTACTTCGACGCTGAAACCATTCCCCTAACCAGTGTTGTTGGGGGACGTGTGGATCTAACTGTTCTAACTGAAGAGCTAGATCGGATGTATCCTGATGATTACCCCGATCATGAGATGACTGCGTGGGAAGCTGGCCGTATGGCTGGTGCCATAGCGGTTATCCGTTACCTTAAATCTAAACTAACTTAGTATCATGTGCCTTGCTCCTAAGATGCCTGCTCCACCGGAACCTCCTGCTCCGGCTCCTGCTCCAGTAATTACTAGCACTGAACCGACAACGGTTAAACCCACCAAGTCACAACGTGAATCCCTTCAACAAGCAACTAGGGGGCCTTCTGGTTTGACTATTCCCCTTAGTACGGGTGGTGCTACTCCTTCAATGACTAACCTAAGTATTGGTAAATAACAAATGGAAAATCAATCTGCCGCGAGTCGTTACTCTAAGTTGGCAAGCGACAGAACGATCTTTCTCGATACTGCTAGGGATTGTGCGGCGCTTTCTGTTCCTTATCTCTTGACACCTACGGGTGTTGTTAATGGACAGAAGCTACCCACTCCTTGGCAGTCCATGGGCGCTAAAGGCGTTAACGTCATGGCATCTAAGCTGATGCTAAGTTTGTTCCCCGTGAACGCAACTTTCTTCAAGCTTCAGATTAATGATGGTAAGCTTAGTTTGGACCCCAGTTTAAGTGCTGCTGTTAAATCAGAGATTGACCTATCGCTTTCCAAAATGGAACGAGTGGTCATGCAAAACATTGCTGAATCACAGGATCGTGTTATCCTACACCAAGCAATGAAGCACCTAATTGTAACCGGAAATGCTCTGGTATACATGGGTTCAAAAGGTGTTAAACTTTACCCTCTTGACCGATTTGTGGTCGTCCGTGATGGAGAGGGTAATCCCACCGAGGTCGTTACTGTTGAATCAATTGATCGTCAATTCCTTCCTGAGGAGTTCCAAACAGAACAAGCTAGGAATGTAAATGATGTAGCTGATAATACTAGTGCTCCTAGTGTTGATGTTACAGTTGGTGAAAATGAAGTTGCTGTTTACACTTGGGCTAAGCTCAAGGATGGACAGTGGCGATGGAGACAAGAAGCAGAAGGGAAGATTCTTCCTGACTCTCTTGGTAAGGCTCCAAAGAATACTACCCCTTGGTTGCCCCTCCGCTTTAATGTGGTTGATGGGGAAGACTATGGGCGTGGACGCATTGAGGAATACCTTGGTGATTTGAAGTCCCTTGAGGGATTGATGCAAGCCATGGTGGAGGGTTCTGCTGCTGCTGCTAAGGTTGTATTCCTGGTAAGCCCAGCAGCTACGGTGAAGCCCAGTACGCTTGCTAAGGCAGGCAATGGAGCAATCATTCAGGGCCGTGCTGAGGATGTAACTGCTGTTCAAGTGAGCAAGCAGGCAGACTTCAGTAGTGCTTATCAAATGATCCAGTCCCTCACGCAGAGGCTGTCAGAAGCGTTCCTGATCCTTACGGTACGTCAAAGTGAACGCACTACTGCCGAGGAGATCCGCGCTACCCAGCAGGAGCTTAACGAGCAGCTTGGTGGAATCTATGGTAACCTAACCGTAGAACTCGTTCGCCCGTACCTTCAACGGAAACTGTTTACCCTCCAACGTTCCAAGGAACTACCACAACTACCAAAGGGTATTGTCTACCCAACCATCATTGCTGGCCTTGAGGGGATTGGCCGTGGGCAAGATCGTGAATCACTCATGATGTTCCTTCAAACAATCTCACAAGCCCTTGGTCCAGAAGCTATGGCCCAATACATTGATCCAGAAGAAGCTGTCAAACGTCTAGCTGCTGCTCAAGGGATTGATACCCTTAAGCTGGTTAAGACTGCTGATATGCGTCAACAGGAACAACAGAAGGCACAGCAAATGCAAATGACCCAAAGTTTGATGGGTCAAGCTGGACAACTAGCTAAGGCTCCTATGATGGACCCAACCAAAAACCCTGATTCTATTGAAGCCCTACAAAATGTCGTCAATTCAACAGCGCAAGCAACCAGCCAACCAGCCCCAGGACAGCCTCCCCAATGAGACTGACCCGGCTCCAGTAAAGATCACACCAAAGGATCAATTTAAGTATGGTGATGTTAAAGTCACCTCTCCTGGTGTTGGCCGCGTTTCTATTACCATTCACTAAACCAAATGTCTGAAATTGTTTTTGATGCTACTGATCCAAATGTTACGTCAGCTCGACAAACCGAAGAGCTACGTCTCATGGAACAAGGTAGCCAGCTAATTGAAAAACAAGAAGCTGAGGCCGCTGATCAATATCGCCGCAGTGAACTTGAAGCCCAAGAACACTCTCAGTATGCTGGTAAATTCAAATCAGCAGAAGACCTTGAAAAGGCATACCTAGAACTTCAAAAGAAACTAGGTCAGAAAGAAACCGATGAGTCCTCTTCGACAGAAGAAAACGAGAGTGATGATGGGGACACTGAGGAACAGGAAACTGAGTCCCCGGTATCCAAACGAGTCAGCTTCCTAAAAGAGGCATCAGAAGAGTACTACTCTAATGATAATCAACTTAAGCCAGAGACAATCGAAAAGCTTAAGGAGATGCCTTCGGAAGAACTCATCGAAGCTTACCTTGAACTACAAAAGAACAATCCTATTGCTCAGTCACAGCCTCTCTCTACTGATGCTGCTAAGACAATTGTTGATTCTGTCGGGGGACAGGATGCTTATAATGACACGTTGGCGTGGGCTGCCGATAACCTCAAACCTGAGGAAGTTGCTGCCTACGATAACGTTGTCAATAGCGGTAACAAGGATGCTATTTTCTTCGCTGTTCAATCCCTCAATCAACGGTACAAAGATTCCGTAGGGTTTGAAGGTCAACAAGTCTCGGGTAAAGCACCTAAGACTACTGTTAAGGGATTCCGTTCCAACGCTGAATTGGCCGCAGCAATTAGTGACCGTAGGTATCGTACTGATCCTGCGTATCGCTTTGATGTTGAACAAAAGCTCGCTAGTTCTGGCGACTTGCTCTGACTAAAATAATAGGGTGACCGTCGGGATGACAGGCCACCTTTTTAGTCGACTAAAAGATGCGCCGTAAGCAATATAAAAGTCCTTTGCACAATCATCATGCTTCCTCTTCTAACTACACTGTCTGTTCTAAGCTCTTGGTATGGTCCTGGTTTCCACGGGAACCTAACTGCCAATGGTGAACGATATAATCAAAACGGCCTTACGGCAGCGCACAAGACACTACCATTTGGAACACGCCTTCGGGTATGTTTTAATAGGTGTGCCGTTGTTCGGGTCAATGATCGTGGTCCTTATGCTCATGGCAGAGGATTAGATCTAAGTAAAGGTGCGGCTGACAAGATCGGTCTGACCAGCTCTGGAGTTGGTAGGGTCTCCGTGACTCGACTAAACTAAAACGGATTGGGGACACCTCGGAGTAGGACCCCCTTTCTATTGAGGAAGGATACCTCGTTAAAAAACCAACCGGTTGGAGTATTGGCCCGCTGCGGTGGACACCCAATACAACACATCTATTGCCTTATCTTTAAATACAAGTACTTGTAATCGTTATAAATCCTTTTTATTCATTATCCTAATGACTGCTACCGTATCTTATCTTGGCGCCAGTAATAAAGCTGGTGGCCAATCTCCTACTTATGCTCAGCGGACTAACTTGTTCCTGAAGCTCTTTACGGGTGAGGTTTATGAAGCCTTCCGTAACTCTACTATTGCAAAAGATCTGGTGATGAACCGGACCCTGCGTGGTGGTAAGCAAGCTCAATTCATTCACACCGGTCGTATCCAGGCTGGTTATCGCACTCCTGGTGTGCCCATCCTCGGTTCGGGTAACCCAGCAGCAGCTGAAACCACCATTGCGTTGGATGATCTGCTGGTTGCCTCTGCTTTCGTTGATAGCCTCGACGAAATCATGAGCCAGTATGACATTCGTGGTCCTATCGCCCGTCAGATTGGTCAAAGCTTGGCTGAATTCTATGATCGCCGTATCTTCCGCGTTCTAGATCGTGCCTCTGCTGCTACTGCTGCTGTGACCGGTGAGCCTGGTGGCTTCCAAATCAACCTTGGTGCTTCCAAGGAATATGATGCTCAAGCACTGGTTGATGGCTTCTTTGAAGCTGCTGCCCGTCTTGATGAAGTCGCTGCTCCTAAGGATGGCCGCGTGGCTGTTCTGAGCCCCCGTCAATACTATGCCCTGATTTCTCAGGTTGATACCAATATCCTTAACCGTGAGTACGGTGCTGCCGGTGGTAGCCTGAACTCTGGTGATGGTCTCTATGAGATCGCTGGTATCTCCATCAAGAAGTCCAACA